AAACCGTGCCTATCAATGCGGCAGGAGATGCAGCGCAATGCGGCAAACCGTGCCTAGGGATTCTAACTAGCCAAGGAACTAGCCAACCTAACCAAGGCGCGGCTGACGCCGCAGCGGGGGGGCGGGAGGGTTTCGATGAGCTGGTCCAGAGGATCCGAGCCCGCGATCCTCGAGCCGACATCGACGCACAGCGCCGGGTCTGCTCGCGGGTGCTCGAGCAGCACGGCCTCGCGAGGGAGGACATCCCGCCGGCGTGGCGGCTCCTGTGCCTGAACTGGGCTCGTACCGGCAACGCGCCCTATGACACGCTCCAGCGCATCGTGAACAGCCTCGAGGGCGCCCGCGACGTTCGGGCCGTCGTGCTGCACAAGATCAGGGGGGTGGCAGCATGAGCGAGGACATCGTCGAGCGAATGCGATTCTGGAGCAAGACTCGCAACGACAACCCGACCGCGTGGAACCTTGACTGCGGATACGCCGCAGACGCCATCGAACGCCTCACCGCCGAGCGCGACGAGGCGAGGCGGATGATCTGCCGTTTGCATTTCACTAGTGCTGAATTGCAGCACGACTTCGCCAAAGCCAAGGGTTGGGATTGCTTCAAACAGGAGGACGGCAAGTGAAACGAACCACCCGCAAACTCAAGCCTGCGGTCATGCTCCGAACCGCGCCGAAGGACACGAAGGCGCTCGCTGCCGTCGTCGGCAAGCTCGCAGCCCACGCCGACTACGACCGCGTCGCTATGGAATGGCACGGGCCGAAGGCGGTCGAGATGGCGAAGCGCGGGCGCAGCCTGCGTGAGCTCGCACGCGCCACGGGCCTGTCGCCCACCTACCTGTCGCTGGTGGCGAACGGTCGCCAGCGCATCAGCCTGTACGCCATGCACGCGTTGCTGTGTCAATGCGAGGGGATGCAGCCATGAGCGATCTCGTTCACCGACTGCGTCTGATCGTGGCCGAACCGGCGGCTTGGTGTAAGACCGACGTCGAGTACGTCGAGGATGCCGCCGATGAGATTGAATTGCTGCGGTCTACCGTTACCGACTGCCGCATTGAGATCGCCCGCCTCACCGCCGAGCGCGACGAGGCGAGGCGGGAATACTGCTTTGCGTTTGCTGAACTCACTACAGAACCGACATGGGAGCCGCCAACTCATGAACAAGCCGCCAAACTGGTAGCAAATAAGCGCGGCTGGTCGTGCTTCAAGGAGGACGGCAAGTGAGCGATCCCGGCGACGAACACCAGGAGCACGTCGCTCCGACCCCCGCGCCCGGTCCCGGAATTCCGGGCGCGGGGGATTTGATCCCACGGCTTCGCAAGGAGTTTGAGATGGCGAAGGCGCGCCAAGCAGCGATCCGTTTTGAGATTGACGAGGCGCACCGGCTGATCAGCGAGCGTTGGACGGCCTACTGGGCCGTGCATCAAGAGGTCCTGGACCTTCGATTTCAGATCGGTCGCGCCGGCGGCGGCTGGGACACCGACTACTACCACCGGCGCCGAGAACGGGGCGGCGGCGTGATCGTCAGGGACGGACAGCACAGCATCGTGGAGGACAGGCGATGATCCAGAGCCGTACCAAGGGCAAGCGAGCTGAGCTCGAGGCGTGCCGTGCGCTCGAACTGGTGTTCGATGTCAAGTGGCAGCGCACGGCGCAAGTGTCGGGCAAGTTCTCTGCCGATGTCATGCCGAGCCAGGACATCGGCCTCCATGTCGAGGTGAAGCACTATGCGTCAGGGCTCACATGGTGGACGAAACGAGCGAAACGGCTTCCGCTGTGCCTGTCGGCGGACGGTTTCTACTTCGCAACGCTGTGCAACGCGAAGCAAGTGTCTAAGCGCATTGTGCTTCCCGACATGGCGCCTCGGTGCGGACTTGCCGCTCGGTGGATGAAGCAAGCCGTGACAGATGCGGCAGGGCAGCGCACGCCGGTGGTGCTGTGCCGACAGAACAACAGCCCGTGGCTGCTGGTGTGGCGTTACGAGGATGACGATCGCCTATGGGAAGGGGTTGGACCGTGGCTCGTCTGACACGCTTTAAGTACCAGGCCGATCTCGGAACGCCGTTCCAGCCGTTGACTGTTAGCAAGTCTCGAGGCGGATCGTGGACGCGCACGGCCAAGCATCACAAACAGGTGCATATTCAATGCGCTAACTGCGGTGCAATCCATGAGTTAGAGACGGATCACATCGTTCCGCTGCATAGAGGTGGCACGAACGAATGGACCAATTTGCAGAGCCTGTGCAAGCCATGCCATGCAGCAAAGACAGCCCGAGAAGCTGCGGAGAGGGCAGGCCGTGATTTCAAGCGATCCTGAAACGGGTCCCCCCCTTGACCCCGAGGGGGTGCAAGTGCTTGGGGCACCGCGCTTTGGGGACCTCCAAAACTGACGCACATGGCGAAGCGATCCCGCAAGCCCAAGCCGGTTGACTGCGCCGCCCAGGCCGACGCCTACGCGAAGTCGGTGGTGGATGGCAGCATCGTCGCGAATGCGAGGATCACGGACGCCTGTCGCCGCTACCTCGAGGAGCGGCGTGCGCCGGCGAAGCACGGCGTGTGGTGGGACGATGCTCGAGCGGACGCGGCCCGCGTGTTTGCGCTGCGGTGCGGGCAGGGCGCCGAGGCCGGCGCCGGCACCCCGCTCGTGTGGATGCCCTGGCAATGCATGGTCGCGATGCTGCTGCTCGCTAGGCGTCGCATCGTGGACGGGCGGAAGACCGACACGCCGGCGACGAAGAACCTTCTGCTCGCCGTCGGGCGCGGCAACGGGAAGACCGAGTTTGCCGCCAGCCTGATCATGGCGGCGATGAGCGACCCAACGACGCGGCTCGAGTTCGCGAGCGTCGCACCGGACGGGCGCCTGGCGCAGAAGACGTTCGAGCGGATGCGGGTGATGTCCGAGACGCTCGGCGACGAGGAATGGCACGCGACGGGCGGCAGCACCCCGGCGCACCCCGGCAAGGTGACGCACGGCGGCAACCGGTACACGTCGCTTCCGTGCACCGACAAGGCGCTCGACGGCCTGACGGTGCGGACGGTGGTGTCCGACGAGACGGCACGCATGGAAAAGGCGTTCGGGCGGCTGCTGACCGGGCTTGCCAAGTTCCCGAGCAGCCAGGCGCTGCACGCCACGACGCCCGATCCGGAGATGAAGACGCGCCCCATCTGGGGCTACTGGGACGCGCTCGAGCGGGCGATCGCGTCCGGACAGCCGTATCCAGCCGGCTGGTGGCCGATGCTGTACGGCTTGGACGCCGACGATCAGGCATCGGACCCGGCGACATGGATCAAGGCGCACCCCGGGCTCGGGACGATCATCGACCCGACGCAGCTCGAGATGGCGGCGCGAACGATGCTAGAAAGCGGCGATCCCGTCCAGATTGCGGAGTTCGAGACGCAGCTGGCGTGCCGCTACCACGAACTGGCGACCACCGACGTGGACCTCTCGGTCCTGGAGCGGCAGTCGGAGGCTTGCGACTGGGATCGGCTACGGGGATCCCCGGCGGTGGTCGCCATTGATTTGAGCCGCGGCGGGTACGGCACCCAGCTCGACCTTACGACCCTGTGCGTGATGGTCGTAGACGGCGGGCGGATCCGCGCCCGGAACGTGTCCTGGTGGGCGGGGCTGGACATCGAAGCCGACGCCAAGCGGTCGAAGTGCCCGCTGTCGAAGTGGTGCGAACAGGGGCATCTGCGCCGGATGCCGGGCGAGTGGCACGACATGGCGGTGATCGAGGCCGAGCTCGAGGTGATCATGGCCCGCTACGACGTTCGGAAGGTCGGCGTAGACCAGAACCCGTCCCAGGCACGGGACATCCGGCGGTGGGCGGATCGCGGATGGCCGATCGTCCCGATCGATCAGTCGATCCGGACGATGGCCCCGGCGTGGAAGCTCTGGGGCGACCTCCTGAAATCGCGGCAGCTGTTCTACGAGCCGGATCCGGTGCTGTCTTCGGCGCTCCAGGCGGTGCGGCTGGTGAAGGACAACGTCGGCAACATCCGCCCGGTCAAGGGCCGGAGCAACGGAAACACCGACGCGGTGGTCGCCGGGAACATGGCGGCGCTGCTCATGGAGCACAACGGCGTCCGCGAGGTGACGGGCGTCAGCGCGAGCGCGTGTCCCATTGGATAGACCGGGATTCCAAAAATCGCAGTAGACGGATTTGGGCGTTTCGGTTCCATCCGTTCCATGGAGCTTCGGGCAATGTTCGCTCGGTTCTTTGGATTCAAGTCGGGTGTAGCCATCTACACGCGACCGGAGCCCATTGTGTCGGCGCCGGTGGACGCCATCCCCGCCGTTGTCCGCGCTACGCAGCTGATCAGCGCGGACATTGCCCGGCTCCCGATTTCGG